GGGGTAATATATGGAATACGGAGCTCAGCAACAGCATCTCTACATTGTATTTCTACATGAGGCTGTTGGAGTTTTGTAACCATATTAATATTATGCATCTTACTATACCCGCCTGAAGTATCAAAAGCATTTTGACTATTATCACACGGCAAATAATGTAAGACTAAAGCACCACTTTGAAACGGATTTGCATTCAATTTCAAACGCAACACTAAAGTACCTCTAAATAATTCAAAACCCTCAAGTTTATGAGTCCATGCTGTATTACTATTTAAAATAGTTATAGCATTAACTTGATATTTATTGGTATTAAAAGTGTCACTAGTGGTCCAAGATATAGTCTGTTGTAAGACAGGTTTAGCTAAGAAATCTCTTATTCCCATAAGTCTCACTTCTATATCATCTCTTAAATGGGTAGACCTGAAATCCTGACGAATTATAGTGTCATTCTCAACAAAACATGTCGTTGAAGATGGATCACATTCTACCTTCGCTTGCAACTCATTATTTTCGCCCGTACCGAACGTTGCAGTATCAGTCATCATCTGATACTCGATATGGACATAGGGGGGATAGTCCTGGTCCCCTACCAGAGAGAGTGGTTCATTTACAGACAAATGCTCCTTGTGGCTGTAACTCTCATAACCCGTCAAAAATATAAAAAACTTAAACATCATAACAAAATTTATTGGGCCAATAGGCCCCAAAAATGTGCTATTGCACCACCAAGCAATACGCGATCAAACAGTGACAACCTATATAATCAAATTATTTTGGTCTAGTATAGAGATCACGCGCACTACACGATGCACCAACACGGGATTGCGGGTGGCTACTTTATCATAACCTCACAGGGACCGTAACATTAACTAGGTTAATTTGTACGAAGTTTGTGAGCCTACGACTTTTCACGACCACTGTATAACACTGCCACACAGCTTGATAACTAAGTCGCAAAGCGACTTAAGACCAGTCATAATCTAGTTTTGACGCCATCTCCCGACAGACGTCAAAACTAGTGTGCTCTGGGTATAACCCCAATGACTTAAAGCACAAATTGACAATAAATGGAGCTTTTTGAGCAAATTCATCTGCGCCACGTTGAGTTAATTCATACAACGTGCGCTGGGTAACCTCTAACATATTCTCAATAGGAATACCTACCTTAGTCCAATACAAAGGCTCAAAAAGACTAGAATCCTTAAGAGGACAATACACTCTCATATCACCATTATTATTCTCAATCCTAAACCCCCTAGATATAAACATACATTCATCCAATGGCTTATAGTCTGCAAGACCACCAGTCTTCAATTCGTCAGTATACACCATATGTAAGTGCTTATCAAAAGCACTAGTCATATTAGAACCAGTAACACCTTTACTATATAACTCTTCCGTCACAGTCATACCAACATCATCACCATAAAAACACATAGCTGTGTTTCGTCGAATGTATTCCATCTGCAGATTAGTACCATCAGACTGCATAATATCCATAGTGGGGGACATCAATATAGCATTTATAACATAAAATTGATAATATTCATTTGCCTTTCCATTCATCTCTGCAGTGATACCGTTACCAGAAGTATGACCATTGTTAAATTCAAAAACAACTCCAACACCATCCACAACTATTATATGAATAGAATTAACAAATTCTTGGGCAATTGCGCGTCGAGCAATTTCATCATATTCATTCCAAAAAGGTGATAATTTATACCACGCCTCAATATCATCAAACACTAAATACATAAATGCCATCAACATACGCTTATCATATTTTGAAAAATCACCAAACAAACCATACTTGGTACTAATAGCAGCCAGTTTTTCATAAAACTGACCCCATTCTCTATACGGATTAATCCCAACAGCAGAATTGTTTCTAATACGATTACGCTTACGCCAAGCACACCAATGGCCAAAATAACGCCTGGTTAAACAAAGAAAGTCTAAAGCACCAGCAAAGAATATTCGCGAATTATATGTAGCATTCTTCTCTCTTGAAACACGTTCATCCTTGACACAATCTTTATTAACGGCATAAAGACGTTGTCCAGATCGGACCTTAACGTCAAGAGCCTTAATATATTCAATCAAACGCTGCGCATGCTCGCTACTAATATCTATATCATCACCGGAACCCATCCAAAGTTTCTTCCCTTTCTTCAACTCAGGATCAAGGTTATATGATTCAACAACATAATCTCGTATATTACTATACAACCAACCAGGTGATGACTTTCGGTTTAACGCAGGGATATCTAAAGATGGTTTACCAACAATAGATTCCTCAACGGTTAATACCTCAGCTTCCTCAAAAGGCATATTGCTAAATTCCCAAGCACGCTGACTATCACTCATAGCTCGAAGCACCTTATGGTTAACTGCAACTACATTAGTAGAATAATGACGAATTCCTCTAATATTTGGCAATTCACCATTAGGTCCCTCACGCAATTTAGCAGGAATCTTAGTAGGTTTACCAAAAAGTGGGTGTTTAATTAACTCTTGGTAAAAAACACTCTTCTTTATACCACTCCTACTAACAGCTTTAAAAGCGGGAACTTCATCTAAACGTATAAAGTGTGAAGGCAACTCGTCCTCTTTCTCGACTTTATAACACAAAGCAGTCTCCCAATCATCAGCATGTTGAAAGACAACAGGTATCTTATCAAATTCCCCAACTGGAGGTGGCTGAATATTGAGGACAGGTTTTCCAAAGTCCTCACGCCAAATACGCGCACCAGTTGCACGATCACTAACTAAACCATAATGCAAATAATGAATCAAACAATTTGGAATACCAACATCTTTGAGCTTACTATCACAAAGGATACCAATAGCACCGCAATCACCAGGAATGGTAGGGAAATCCATATACATAGAATCTCTAAACTCCTGGG